GTAGTACCAAATTCAAATAGATCTTCTGATTCACCAAGAATCCAGTTTACTACGTCACCGTTATAACCATTGTAAGCATCTCTTGTTGCCATAAACTGACGATAACCAAGTGATGGCATCTCAGTATTCCACTTATGAGATTGTGTAGCATCATAGTAGCTACCATCGTTTTGGTAACCACCAACAGCATATCCTGCTGATTTGATAGGATAGATCGCTTCTAATGACCTCAATTGCTCTTCAGTCATCAAGTATCCATACTTATCAATAACGTCCGCTACAGTCATCATATCGGACTTACCTACGTAGTTACTGTCTGATATATAACGAGCATCAGGAGATTTATGGTAGAATGTTAGAACGGGATTCCACAATTCTAATTCATAATCATCCTCACCCATGCGGAAATGCCAGAACTCTCTATCAGAAATAAGCATATCGCGGAAAGCTCTCTCTTCTAGCTCTTGCATTTTAAAGCGTTCTTCATCAACCTTTAACTGGTGATGTGCCCACTCTTCAATTAATGATCTATAATCCTTGCGGAAGAAGTCCTCGATTTCTGGAAGAGTCTTAAGATTTTCAGGGTTGAGCGCGTTCTGATACTCTTCGCTTTCCATCTCGATTCCTAGATTCGCAAGTTTATTTGCCATCTTCATTTCAGCTTCAGCTAAAAGAGTTTTTTCAATCATCTCTCTTTTTTGCTCAAGCATCTCAATGTATGAGATATCGTCTACTGCTCTGAACTGCACACGATTAGATCGCTTAGCAAATTCTGCAGTAAGAATATTTATTACGTTTGGAATAATTGGGTAGAATTTGATCTCAAGAGCTGAGTCATCTTCCTTAGTAAGGATATCAACAAGATCAATGTATTCGTTATCTTCTTCAACGATATAATCTGTTTTATCGATGATACCTTTTGCAAGTTTATAATTCTTTAGAAGTCTACGTGAGTTTCTTCTAAGCTGGCGCAAACCTTGTGTTTCAATCCAATCAATGTTCCACGCTGCCCATTCTTCATCTTTATCTTTCTTAGGTAAAAACTGAATGGGTTGGGTAAGAGTACCCATTTTTTTGAACTCTGCTTTCGCACCGTTCTTTAGCTGCATTGCATTAAATACCTGCATATCAATAGCTTATTGAAGTTGACATACCGGAGTATGTTAAAATTATTCCAGGCGCAGATTCTTGGTATGCATAACATACCTGAATACCTCCAGTATTATTCTGATATACAAACATCATTTCAGATTTTTAAACGCGCTCTTTGTTGATCCCCCAAAAACCTTAGAAGTGTTTCTTCCCATGTGCCTAAAGGGGCTCATCTTTAATTTATACAAATTATCTGATTTCTCCAAAGAATCTACCATGTTCTCCTGTCTTTTTGCATAACCTTTATTGGATTGCTGAACTTTAGCAAACGCAACTAAAGCAGCAAAAGCAACCAAGCGGTCAACGTTTAAACCTGGTTGATATGCTAACATTTCCTTTAGCAACATTGGATCTGGTATTCTTTCTACGCCATATGTTGTTTTTACAACCTTACCGTCAACTTCTGTTTCAACATCTATTTCTTCTCTTAAGAACTCAATAGCATAAGAAATCAAGTGACTTTTAAATAATGTACCTGTATTTTTCCATCCGTATTCTTGGTATACTGTTCTATTACTACCAATATCTTTTAAGAAAAGGATCTGACTTTTAGGTACTAGGTATCTTTGCTTACGCTTAGATATCATATACTGAATAAAAAGCGATATGTTATTTTCTACCAGTGTCCAAGCATTATACCACTCGATTATATTTTCAAGCATTTCATGAGTGGTCTTGATATTATCATATCTACCGCACCAAGCTGCAACAATCTTATCAGTCTCTATAAAGCTCTCTATTCCATTTTCTGTTTCTCTGGTAACCTCCACTGGGTTCTTATACACAAAGATGCTACAGAGCGAGTCTGAGGTGGTTGTTTTACCTTCTGATACGGGGTCAATAGATGCATAATACGTACCGAACTCTGGTTTTGCATTGCTAGGTCTTTCCCATACACACAATACTCCACCTTTATCTTCAGTCTTTTTACTAAGAGGGAACTCTGATATTGGAATACGATTACTCTTCTTTGCAATAATTTTATCTGCCTCGTCTCTTTCTAGTTCAACATATTCTGTATAGTATTCTTTATCATCGATCTTCTTAGCTTGAGCAGCAAGAAGGTTAACAGGAAAGATAGATTCTTTTCTGTATGCAAATGCTTCTGCAATATTTGTAGGTTTCTGAGAAATACGAAGTTGATATTGCTCTGGTGCAAGATCTCGTTTCCATTGAGCACGTTCCTCCTTAATAGCTTCTAACGCTTCTTCAACTTTAGAGTTACCCCACTCATCAATAAACGGAGGCATACTCCACTGTTCTGGAATAAACAAACCAGATTTACCCCATGTACCATCAGCATCTAGTAGATCAGATTCTACTGCATAGATGTCATTGATTTCAGGATACAGTATCATTTGCTTTAATGGACCACACTGATCCAAATCACCGACAGATCCTGCAGCAATAAATACACCTGTTGTCATCATACCTGAAGACATTGCAGGTCTAATATACTCGTATGTCTTATCCATCTTAGGAGCAATACCTGCTTCCTCGTGGAAGAAGATTGTACAAGGACCCCCTACACCGGTAGTAGCATCCTTTTCAAAAGACATACCTTGTATTTTAGAGTTTAAACCTCTGGTAGTCTTACGGTTATTTACTCTTACTTCAATCTTTTGTTCCCATATAAGTACCTTATCGGGAGAACAAGGTCTATACCAAGCAGTGTGTTCATTAAGGAAATTACGATATTCGTCAAGAAACTTCCAGGACCCTTTATCATTTATGTAATCTTTTAGTGATGCTCCAATCTTAGCAATAGAACCTTCTTCGAACCAGAACATGTTTAGCACTTTCGCCATGTGGAAGTACGATGACGCTATCTGACGTTTCTTTAGAATAGCTACATGTTTGTAGTTTAGTTCTGCTAGTATTTCATAGAGTGCCATGTGATACTGAGCATCACGAACCTTAGCAAAACCATACTTTCTTTCCTCTTTATCAAAGATCGGTAAGAAGTTTAACCACATGTAGTAATCTCTCGATAGATAAAAGATTTGATTCTTAGTTCCGTAAAAGATTGCACCGTTTCTACACTTATCTTTTTCAGACTCCCAGTAGTTCATGAAGTCTTTAGATCGAACTGGAGCAGCACAATAAAAACCATTCTTATCAAAGTTTCTAGCTTGCTGGTTAAAAATTAAAGAAGTCTCATCAAAATCATAAACACCAGGTTGTCTAAATATATTCGTAAGGAAGTCTACGAAATCCTCTCTAGTTTCAAATTCTGTGTGAGACCACTCTCCGTTCTTATATGTAGGAATCTTGTGTGCCGGCATTACATCTGATCATATGCTAGTCCCTGACCACCTCTAACGGAACTCTTTTGTTCATCAATCAAGTCACTATATGCTCCTTTAAAAGAGCTGCGTATTTGTTCAAACTTAGCAGCTGCGTTTACAATAGAGTTAATGTTTCCATCTCGACCGTGTTCAATAGGTGTGGTTTCCATATACTTAGCTAATCTATCCAGCATACTTGCAATACCTTTGTATGCTCGATAGGTTGGTGTTTCGTATAGGTTATTGCAAAGCTTTAAACCAGCTACTACTAGATCATCCTCAAGAGAAAACTCACAATCAATCTCATCTAAGATCATACTTTCTTTTTCAATTTCAGGAATATTAAAGAAAGGGTTTAGATCTGGATTAGGACACGTCATGTAAAAGAGATACGTAAAGATCGCAATGTGATCTTCAGGGTATTCTTCAATTATTTTCTTAAGCGTGTTAATTGTATAACAGTGCTCAGATGGAATTACTTTTCCATTTTGTACATCGAATAGTCTGACTATCATGGGTTTATGATATTTTTTAAGCTGCTATAAGAACCTTTAGCATAAATTATTTCTCCAGAAGTCATGTGCACTTCTGTAATTTGGGAATCAAACCCACCTGTTTCAGTATCAAAGTGTTGCTGTATAGATTCTACTTTATCTGCATCAATTACACAATCAACATTATGAACCTTGGTTTTTATTACTGTCTCATCTTTTTTTGATTGAGACTGATATACGTAAATCTTAGTTATTGTAACTGGAGTTGTCATAGGGTATTATCTTTTATGTAGTGAATTAATGATACTACTTCATCTTTAAGATACGGCATATTATAGACTATAACATCCTCTACAACAGGTTCTCCGTTTACAAATGCGTTAATAGGGTATCCGTTTTCGTCTTCACCTACTTGCTCAAATTTAACATGTTGCAATTGTAATGTTCCAGGTTTAAGCTTAGGGTTGTGTCTTAAAATGATGTACATATAGATTGACATCTGGATATTGTAATGACTATAATTGCAATCATCTAAATGTGCTAACGGACCAAACATCTTTTCAGAAATACCCTCGTAGTTCTTATATGACTCCTGCTTTATTTCTTTGTTTGTCTTATAATCAACAATATTTACTACCCCGTCAACAACTTCTACTAAATCTGCCTGCCCACATAAACCTGCAGACTTCAGATATACAAAGTGTTCAGGATAGATACCTTCTTGAAGCTTTTGTTTAGGTGCAATCTTTACTCCATCTTCTCTGATAATTGGAGAGAAGACCGGCAATTCCTTACCGGTTCTCCCAAATGTTTCTAGTGAAAGTATATCAGCTTCTCTTTGATTATGATACCAGTTTCCTAGATCTACAGCTCTTTTACCTTCATTAGACCAAGCATCTAGTACTTCCTGTTTTGTCATTCCGTACCACTTAGATCGTTTACTTTTAATCACTCTGGATGCTACCTCATCAGCATTAAATGGTTTCTTAAACTTTCCTATAAAAGAAGTTACAGATGTCCAATTAATGTTTTCATCTCCAATGCTCGTATAGCTGTGATCTTGTTCTTTGAACGCTACTGACATTATAAATCAAGTTTTTCGTTTAACATATCCTCCTCCTGCTCGCTCATCAGTGATGTCCACTTTCCTGCTGGACATTCTGAAGACATAGATCTAGTTTTAAATGCTAAACTGCAACCACATAATGAACAACATGGTTGCGTTCCTGGTGCTAAACAGTTTTCACCTTTAGTATCCAGATCATCACACTTATTGCATATCGCGATACGCGATGCTGCTACAGCTTCTACATCTTCTTTCTTAAATACAGAGTTTAGAATTCCTTCTACAATCTGTCCTTTATTTTTCCAGATCTCTAGTAGATTCTTCATTTCTACTCTTTTTAATTTCCATCTTCCTCTCATACTCTTCATCCAACAATTTTTGCAAAGATTGAATCTTCTGCAACCTGTTTGATGCGTGAGTGTACGCCGCATACTGTTTAAACTCTTGAGGATCAGAGTGTTTCATTATATCTTCACTCTTCTTCACCATTTCGTTCATCTTGTTGCGTCTAACTTTGAAAGTTCCCAAATTGGGAACTGTAACCGTATGATGTTTTAAATCACTCAAGCTGTTGCGAATCTTAGACCAGAAAAAGGAAGTCACTTCTTTTACCAGGTCTTCACCTAGATTGAGTTCATTTGCTACATCGCTTACAAAGTCTTTAGCTTTTTTCGGGTTCAACTCCTAAAAATTTATATTCTAAAAAGATTGTACCGTTACAATAAACCTCAATATCTGGATTGAGCATTATTGTTTTCTTATTCTTACCGTTTTTCACTACCAGTCTTTTCTTCTCAGCTTTAGTAATAGCATTTCGTGCTGACTGCGGAGATTTAAAAATGTTAGCGTCACTGACCGTAAGACAAAACTCTGTAAGCTCTGGTTCACCTGTACGAGCTAGAAGAGCAAGACTATCTAGATCTGCATCACTTACTTGTATCTTGTTTAAGAAACAGTAGGTTAAGATCTGATACTTGACTAGAGTATCATTAGATAGCTTTGCTTTCTTCTCGATTCTTTTAACTAGAGCCATTTTCACCTTATTTATAAACTTTCTAGCATGTCCAACAACTCTTGTTGCGGGAACATATCTACTTTATCCTTGCGAGTATTGGTATGAGTCCATATACCTTTTACTCTTCCGTAGTATGCATCTTCATTAAACTCAAAAGCTTTAGCTCCGTGTTGTTTTACAAGTGCAGGAAGACCTTGTGTAATATCAATACCATCTCTTTTAGCAATCCAGATCAACCATAAACGCAGGTTTTCAATCTGTGCATCTGAGTATCTATGCCAGGTTGTGTGTCCTCTAAATGGTTCTGCAAGTGTAACTATCTGATTATCAGCAGCTACCACATTTGCATAGGTTTTACCATCCTTGATCCAACCAAAGTTACATACTTCAATACCGATTGAGTTCTTGTGCATGTGCGATGATCCGTTCTTACCTAAGTGGTATCCCCAGTTTCCTTGAGGAAATGCTTGAACTACAACTCCGTCATGATCAGCATTACCATCTTTTACAGATTGACCACCCATAACAAACTCTGTAGCTACTGCCCCACGGGAATCTCTACCCCATTGTGAGATACAACTGTACGGATTGTGCCAACCTGCAGTGTGGTGTAGGAATACATACTCTGCATTGATGGGTCCTTTCTTGTATTCATCGTGAGGAAGAAAGAACTCTGTAACTTTTAGTGAATCATTTACAACTTTAGTAATCTTACGATAAGGTGTAGTCTGCTCAATTAGAACACTTTCACCGTTATCTGTAGTTGCAGTCATCAACTCGTTAAGAGTTTTCTCTCCAACTAAACCGTCTGGAGTTAATCCATTCGCTTTCTGGAATGCAATCACAGCTTGCTCTGTACCTGCACCGAAAATACCATCAGCGTCAATACCCAGTGCAACCTGTATTTGGCGAATCACTTCACCGCTTTGTCCTCTTTTGTAAAGCATATTACTTTCTCTTTAAAGTTCGCGGTGCAGCTTCTACCTCTTCTTCTTGAGGTGGTGCCATAATCTGAGCAATACGTGCTTGTGCCATTATTCTACGAAGTCTAGCTTCCTCAATATCTGCAACTAAATCTTCGTACTGAAGTTGTGCTTCTAGTTGTGGAACTGCTTCATTGTAGAATTCGATCAACTCTTCTTTCTGTTGAGCATAGTCTTGTGTAGTGAACTCCTGTTCTTCTACAGTTGGTTTTTGTTTTTTAGCCATAATACTAAATGTTGGTTTATACTCAAATATACATAAAAAGTTTAAACATTCAAAATTTATAACTATATTGCATTGTGCAACAGTGGACTATATACTATCTACCTGACGATCCTAATCCTGTTGGGTTAGGTTACGATATGGAAATAACCCATCCTGATGGTAGTACAACAAGAATACCTCAAATAGTACATTACTTTGAAAATCATTAAGTGGATATTGCTCCTATCTGCTCTCACTCTTAAGGCACAAGAGTGTAGTCCCTACCATTCTATACCTAAGTATGAGCTATCTGATAAAAAATCAGCAGCTATAGGTTATGTTTCATGCTTTCACGCAAGAGGTGTTGTAGCGGAAGCTGGATATAACAATATATTCCTAGGCATACTCTCTATGGGTGAGGGACATCAGGGTGCTGCGTACAGCTTCTTGCAGTATGAATTCTCAATTCGTGAATCAAGAATCTATGGTGGACCTGTTTACAGACTCAACAATGACCCCGCCCTACTGATAGGTAGAGCTGGTATAGACTATCCGATCTACAAGTATCTGTATGGTACTTTTAGTATATTGCAAGTAAATCCAAACTTAAACTATGTCCACGTAGGACTAAAACTAGTTATATGACTTTAGAACAACTACGAAGAGAAAGAGAGTGGTTCCAGCACAGATTGTATGACATTCAAAGATCTAGCGGATTAGAAGCTTTGAAGGAAGCACTAGAGATCAAACAAAACATTGAAGAAATCAACTGTAGAATAAATGCACTTAATTACGACACATCCGGTCAAGAAGAGTGATCTAGGGTTTCATGCGAATCTCTTTGGGGGTAAACTCCTTGCATGGTTGGATGCAGCAGGAGCTGCGTATGCTATGGAGACTTGTGATACCCCACGCATGGTAACTGTAATGATAGATAAGTGTATCTTCAAGAAACCAGCTAAAGAAGGTCAGCTGATCAAGATCTATGGTAAAGTGGTACACATAGGTAACAGCAGCATGACCATCTATATGGAAGCAAGGGCACACAATGTATACTCTGGTATGCAATCTGTAATCCTTTCTACCAACATACGCTTTGTACGTATTGACGAAAACGGAGATCCAATTCCTATCTCAGATAGGGTAAAAGAAAAATATCATGAAAAACTGGATAATTCAGCTAAAGAAGATTGAGACCTGGGGTCACTTCTATCTCATCCCTACTATTGTGGTGGGCTACACTACTAAGGTAAACGGATACTATTCCCTAGAGATGGGTTGGGGCAGGTGGTTCCTATCTATTGACGTAATTCCTAAAACCTACTAAAATGACAGAAAAACAAATCCACACACTACTAGAAGTACAATACCTCAAAGGACGTATTGATGAACTACATAAAGCTCTACCTACAATAACAAACCTAGAGCGTAAACGTAAACTAGATGCGCGACTAGATAAGTACTACCAAAAACTTAAAATCTATGATGAAATAGCATATCATCTATACCTGGTAGAGAGAAACAACAGACAGTACAGTAAAGCGAGAGACATTAAAGAGATTAAATCTTTGCTACAAGAAGTGTTTGATCAATTAACTGATCCTGTACTGCGAATAAAAATTGAGGAGCAACTCAATAGATACCCCAAATAGTTTTTCGGTACCTAACGTTTTCTGTGTGTGACGTTATGAGTGGGTCTCCAGCAACAGCTCCCCCTCCTAAGCTTGGGCGCTACGCACCCCATAGTAATTTATCGTAAACTAATAATTTAGAAATCATGAGTAAAATCATTAAGTTCGAAAACACACAGACAGTGCGCGCATTTGCAAAGGAGCGCGGAATCAAATCATTCAAACTACAGCCTTACACTAACAAGGAAGGCGTCAGCAACGTGGGTGCTGTATTCACAGTAGGTGATGCAAGCGTGTGGATATCATTAAGCGCGAAGCTTAAGGA